GCCATCTGTCCTTGTGGAGGGATCCTTGAGAGGGGTGAAGGGCTATGGCACGCGACTAAGCCTGAGAACTACTACATAGGTGGGGCTTCCTACTTGATCAGCTCTCTGCTTAGTTTGCAACGCCCTATCGAAGCCCTCTATGCAGATTTCCTTCCTGCAATCTCTGACTTTAAGAAGATGGAGCACTTTTACCGTTCTGTCTTAGGACTGCCCTATTCTCCCGGTGATAATAAAGTCAGCAGTTCTTTAATCTCAGATTCAGCGATCAAGAACTTCAATTTGTTGGGAGATAAAGAGGTCTCTGCAATAGATGGGGACAAACATGAAGGGCCGTGCTTCTTAGGGATGGATGTAGGAAATTCCTTGGACGTCAGCGTTATGTATATGAACCCTAGAGGGACTAAGATCCTAGTATTTTGCGGGAAACTAGGAACAATTGACGAAGTCATGCAAGTCATGGAGAGATACAACGTCCGAGTAGCCGTTGTTGACATTGGACCTGAGCGTGCATTGGTCCGTGACTTCCAGCAGATGAGCGACGTCCCCGTTTGGTTGTGCCAGTACTCAGAGTCCGTGTCAGGGGTATCTGGGGGAGTCCGTGTGAATTCCCAGCAACGCGAGGTGCTTACTGATCGGACAGAGCATCTTGATAATCTGTTTAAGGGTATTCATTCTAAGGCTATCAGGTTCCCAGAGAACTACCTGAAGTTAATGAAGGGCCTTTGGTACAAAGAAATGACTGCATCTACTAGACTGCTGACAGAAGCAGCAAAAGGAAAACTAGTCTATAGATGGTCAGATAAAGCACCCGACCATCAGTTCCATTCGTTAGCGTATGCTAACTTAGCTGCTAAACTTGGTGGCGAGATCATGACAGTTTACGTGGGTTAACTATCCTTGAGGAAAGTTTGAGATGACAAATACAGTAAATGCAGCTACGCCTGAAGATGAAAATGAAGACCCTGCCATCAGCGAAGCCTACTTCGTGATGGGCGAAGGAGATGAGACTCGTTTAGTATCCGCAGAGGACTTTTTGGACTCTGACGGGAATCTCAAAGTTGAAGAGGCCATAGATTCCTCTGCCTTGAGGCAACTTGAAATTATTACCAAGAGTTTAGGCGTTGCTGGTAGTAATCAAACAGAGTTTACAGGAACAAACTCTGCTGAGAGAACAGTTAATCCCCCATATGACCCTCTCCTGATGACGACGTTGAGTCAATTGGATGAGGTTGCGTATAGCTGTGCTCGTGCAAAGGCATTTGATTCTACTAAAAGACAATTCACATTAGACCGTAATTGGGATCCTCTTATTGAAGAGGATGAGAGTGAGCAGTTTAAGAAAGCCTTTGCTAAAGAGGTTAAGATTGCTCAAGGTTTCTTAGCTACTTGTGCAGGGCCTTATCCTGACTTTCAAGAGGTAATGTATAAGTCTGCAATGGATGTTGAGATTGTAGGATGGGGTGCTCTTGAGGTTATTAGGTCAGCAGATGGTATTGTGAGGTCTTTGGCTCATGTACCAGCGTCGCGAGTAAAACCTTTAAAGGGATGGAAGGGTTTTGAAGAGCGTGGTTCTAATGGCAAGAAGGTGTACTACCAACCATTCGGATCTAAGGTAGTATCTTCAACTCGGATCAATCCATTAGACGGATCTCAGGAATTATATGATCCTGATGAGGACGGTGAGTTGAATGTCACCTCTAATCCCAAGTTGGAGTTTAATCTGAAGCATCGAAGTACTGGGGAGCCAACCAGTAACTTCAAAGAGTCGGCCAATGAACTGATTTGGCAGGTAAAAACGCACCCGTCAACAATTTACTATGGGATTACGGACAACCTGCCCGCAATGGGACACATTCTGGCCAATTACCACATCTCGAATTACCTGTTGCAATACTTTGAACACAACACAGTGCCTCGCTATGTCGTCCTGATTAAAGGGGGACGCTTAGAAGATCCAGTGAAGCGTGCTATTGTCAACTTCTTTAGGAATAGCGTAAAGGGTCGAGCGCACTCAACTCTGGTAGTGCCGATTCCCGGAGGGGTGGGTGGAGTTGATATTGAGTTTAAAGAACTAGACACAGGGGCTAAAGACGGCTGGTTCCGTGAAGTCCAAAAAGACAAACAGCACTCAATTAGACTTGCTCACGGAGTACCCGCAGCAGTTGCAGGTTTCTCTGACAGTGCTGAAATGGGCGGAGGTAAAGGAAACTCTCAACTGGAAATGTATAGGGATCGCTTTGTTGCACCTGCTCAGAGAGGTCAATCTCAGATAGTTACCAAGATTTTCCGTCTAGGGTTAGGAATTACACGAGTTCGTGGTAGATTTGAGGAACTTGATGTTAGGAATCAAGAAGCCCTTATGAGGCTTCTCACTGCCTATCATGACCGGGGAATTTTGTCATCCAACGACGTTAAGAGAATTGCTAAATTGGGACCGCCTACTAAGGGGGGCACAAGATCCTACCGGATCGCTGGTGGGAGTATCGTGTTTACTGACGAACTGGACACGATGAAATCTACGATTGTCCCTGATAAGAATGATCCTGAGTCACAGATAGAGACCCGTGGTGGCGATCAGCGACTAACGCAGGAGGTTAAAAAAGAGCCTCTCAACAATTTAGAAACCGCAGCCGAAACTGGCTTAAAGGGAGATCAGTAAGTGGTAACCACTAACCCGAAGTATAAAGGTCCCGTTGCCCAACTCTTTTCAGGAATGAACAACGGAATTGTCCGACTCCCGGCAGCGGAACCCTTCAAATATACGCCAGTATCTACTCCTGAAGGGGGTAAAATCCTTACTGTTGAGGGCTTCGCGTCTACTGACAACGTAGATAGGGGCAACGAGGTAGTAGATCCTTCCAAGTTCGATTTGAATCAGATCGAAACTACTACAGCGGTGCTGGTAAATCATAAACTCTGGATGGACAGGAGAGGTAACCCTGTTGCTCCGGGGGATATCAAAAACGCTTACCATGTGAAAGTTCGTAAAGGTAGTGACGCTAAGTCATACAAACTTTACGACGTTCAAGGTAAGACAGTTCTCAAGGATATCGCGAAGAGGGACTTTCCGGGGATTTCAATTGGTGACCAAGGTCTCTATGTCATTATTGAGATCTACGATCCTGACGTCATTGATCTAGTTGAAAATGGCCAATTGCAGGCTTATTCTTGGCGGGGTCATGTCAAGAAAGAGAATGAGTTTGACATCGCCAATGGAACTCGGTTTGTTACCTACAGTTTGATTGATTGTTGGGAGATCTCGCTTGTTAATGTTCCCGTCAACTCGTCAGCGTCGCTAGTAGTAAGAAAAAGTGCTATCAGTGCTATGTACTATGGAGACTCTCTGGAAGTTTCAGAGATAAAAGTAGATCTAAAGAGACGGGATTTGGCAGATTTTGATTTGCTAAAGAGCGACTTAGGGTATTATGCAGTACCTCAAGGCTTTGAGTTGATACGAAAAAGTCTTGATTCTTTCATCGAAACGCCAATAGGCAACGGACTAACCATGTTAATCAGCATGGACGATGAAGAGAACAGCACAGTAGAATCTTTTAAGTCCCTATTCAGTGCCCCGAATGAAGAGGAGAGTCCAGTGAGTGAAGCCACTCAAGAAAAAGAAAGTGTTGACACGGCTGCAATTGCAGAAGTAGTCAAGAGCCAGATCATGGGTGAGATTGGACCCATGTTCTCTAGTCAGAACGAAGTGATTAAGTCACTCACTGAAAATCAAACTAAGTTGGCTGAAACAGTCACTGGTTTTGATTCCAAGTTTGACGAGATCAGCAAGTCTCTGACGACGTTGACTGCCTCTAAAGAAGAGAAAGTCGTTGAACCTGCGAAGGTAGTAGAGACGCCTAAAGAAGTCACCGAGGAAGCCAAGTCAGAAGAAACTGTCCTTGAGGCTAGTAAGACGTCAACTGAAGACAGTCTTAAGGCAAGCCTTGCTGAAATTCAGAAGAACAATGAAGTTGTTCAGAAGAATATGGCGATGCTGACTGAACTTGTTACTAAGGGTCTGGGGAAACTCGTACCTAACAAAGATGACCGAGACGAAGATATCACGGACAAGAAGAAAGAACGCTCTGTCGGATCTACCTTTAACAGTGTTTTTGGCCTTCCTAAAGATTTCTAAGCATCGCTCCTCAAACATCTAACCCTTCAAACTTTCTACTTTCTGGAGTTAACAAATGAGTATTGGACTTCTCAACAACACGTGGCTGGAAGCAGCGCGCTCTGTTGTGCAGAAAAGTGTTATCGATGAATCGGCTCTGCCAAACAGTGTATTCACCCGTCAGCAGTCGGACACATTCATTGACCTTGTCATTGATGAATCTGAACTCCTGAGTCTGGTTACTGTTGAACGTAAGGCTGCTGCTAAGGGTAGCATCCCTAAGCTGAATCTTGGTGATATCGTCATGGAAGGTGCAGGAGCACGCTCTACACCAAAACGACGTACGCCTACTGAGTCTGTCGTGACTTACGACATGGTCAAATATCGTCTTGCTTTCGATCTGGCAACAGATTTTGAAGACGACAACATCGAAGGTGACCAGTTCCGAGATAAGCTGGTGAATATGTTCACTAAGCAGACTCGGAATAACACGGAACTGGCTGCTGTCAATTCTGATGCGTCTCTGACGACGGGCGACGCTCAGTCAGATACCAATAACCTCTACGGGGTTAATGACGGCTGGCACAAGATTCTTCTGGACTCTGTTCCAGCGGGTCAGCAGGTTGATGCTGCTGGTCAGACGTGGTCAGAAGACCTGTTTTTCAAGATGAAGCGTCTTGTTCCGACTCGGTTCCGGTCTCTCTTCAATGATTACCGTTTCCTGATTCCATCGAGTGGCTACGACCATCTTGCACGTCTCCGAGCAAATAACTCGGTACATGCTGCTGGCGATGCTGCTTTCTCTGACGGTAGTAGCCCAACTCCTTGGGGAATTCGAAAACTTTCGATTAACCTCTTCCCACAGGATCTGGCAATTGTTGCTACAGGCACTAATGACGGCTGCTATGTGTGGCTGACACCTCCAAGCAATTTGATCTGGTTTGTTCGACGTGAGATGTCTCTGGAATGGGAACGTCAGCCACGCGCTGACCTGACTGAAGCAACCATGCACATGCGTATGGACTTCGAGGTCATGGACCCAAATATGGTCGTTTTGGCTAAGAACATTAAAGCAGAGACGGGTACACCTTACGTCCTGACGTAAGCGTCGCAGAGTATAATAATTCGAATGGACAATTCCCCTGATATAGTTACTCTAAGTTTCTATATCAGGGGTTTTTTAATAGGTTAGCTGTCCTTGAGGATAGTTGGGTTTCATGTACGTCAATCAAAGAATCGCCAACTCAGTAACGACTCCGGGAACCACTTGGTTTACTGACATCCCATTACCTGCGCCTTACCTTACTTTCCCTGCGGACACGGCTAAATTTTGTCCCCCTATTACTCCTAAAATCTCTCAGAATACTGGGATCTTTCTCAAGTGGAACACCGTAGTAGGGGCGTCTTTCTATGTGCTTCAACTCAGTTTGGACTCTCAGCAATTTAGCGGTCCCAGCCTTAAATCGATACGCCTGTCTGATATTAAGTATCAACTTAAGTACCTAGACGACGTTCGTATGGGACAGACTCTTTATTGGAGGGTCTATGCACACAATTTGGTGGGGGCGTGCTCTCTCTCCTCACCTGTTAGAAGTTTCACCTTAGAGTGTCCGGGTTTTGAAGGCAATGGTCTCAATCCGGAAGACCCTGCATCTGATATTCCTACGTTTTCCTGTGACTCCATAGGATCTGACATACAGATCATGGGGGCAGCGACGCTTAGAAAAGGAGAAGTAGACAGGATCTATGTAGTGAATGTCGCCTATGATTGTAAGAACTTCGGAGGGGATGAAGTAGAGATATCAGATGTTACTTGGTCAGTAGATCCACCAGATCCAGCAGAGGGATCTAGTCCTGTAGTAGAGATAGTAAGTCAAACGGACCAATACGTCGTTCTGAAAACATCTTCATCTTTAGTAACTCCTCATGTATTTGATCTGATAGTAGAAGTTGAATATAGGATTGTAGACTGGAGTACCTTAAGCTCTTCCTTCATTACATGCTCTGAGAAAAGACAGATTCTAGTTGAAGGCTCTCGTAGTGGGTCATCTCTCCGACATGCAATAGTTACTCAGGTATGTAGCACTGAGTGTAATACCTATGAAGTGGAGTTCATTACTAAGAGTTTCGATGACTCTTGTGGTACGGGCACAGGTACGGGCACAGGTACGGGAACAGGTACTGGTACGGGGACTGGTGCTTAATGAGTTGTGAATCAACCAGACTAGGGGAATTGGCCAGAACATCACTTAGCGGCTATGTGGAGTCTGTAATTGCAGAAGACCCACCAGCGTGTTTTCTTCTGATGTTAGAAGACTACATCGATAAAGAGGTCTTACTTGCAAATATCGAGGGGCAACAGTGGCCTATTCATATCTGTGGGACAACAAATACAGGTTGGAATTTTGATGGTTGCGGTCATGGGGCTTTTGTATTAGATGAGTGTAATGTAGAACTAACAGGAGAAAGAGTAATCGCTCAGGGATGTAAGTTGGATTGCGTTTCTAACTTACTTGACCCTAGTAAGTCTCCTGTTGTACTCGTTGGAAAAATAGACGGTCAGTGGCATATAGTCTCTGTGTTGAATGCTAGTAGTTTTGTGAGGCCAGACACCTATCCAGATCATTGTTTTGAAGGGCTGTGCTGTCACGAGGGGCTAGATATTAGAGCAGATATCTCTGGCGGGGATGCCTTTGATGGTGAGTCCTTAATTCTAGAAGCAAGGACAGGGTCTTTAACTTGGACGGGTAGCCTTACGATTGGGGACAAGACCTTAACCCTACAGTTAGGGTGTCAGTCAGTATCAGGTGTTTGGAACTACAGCGTTCTGTGTAACAACCAATCGGCTACTTTGAATCCCCCGCCCGTATTTGATTGCGACTCTACTGATGGGGGCTTACCCTCATTCATAGGATCAGTAAGCGGCTGCATGTCTCAGTTTACAATAACTTTGACAGTACTTGACACATCGTTTATCAATAGATGTACCTATCATGAAGGTGCAGGTTATCTTCCGGGAGTACTCACAGGTGATAGAGTCATTGCAGAGGCTTGTGGTTTACCTGATATAAAAGTAGGTGACCTTGTAATCGTTGCAGAGGTAGATACGGATGGCACTGGTACGGGAACGGGAACCGGAAATGACTCCAAGTATCACATAATTACTGCTTGTGGCGAGACTTACAATTGTGGAGATTGCCCACCTCCTCCGCCACCACCTACCGATTGTTGTGGTTTAAACAGTGTTACCGGACCTACATCGTTGGTAGGGATAGCCACATTTTCAGGTAGCGGGGCTGCCTGTCAGTGTCCTGATGAACTCGCAGTTGTTTTTGAGTTGGTAGTCGAAAGTGACCCTCCAGAATGGATACAAGTAGGAGTTGCTGAATGTCAAAATCCGGGATCTGGGGCAGGGTCTGATGACGCATCTGTTTTGCAGCCTATTTTGGGACTGAGAATCACTTGTGGAGGCGAAACAACTGCAACTAATACAGGTACGGGAACTGGGGCTAGTGGTCGATTCTTTTTAACAGGCCCCGGCTGTGCTCCTAATGAGATAGGAGTAGAATCGTCATTAGCAGTGTGTGACCCTCTCTATATGGAATTTAATGTAGAGATTGAGTCGTGTTGTGACGCCTATAATCAATCAGAGCCCTTAGTATTGGTGATGCACCTAGAGGTTACAGAGGGTTAGTATTATGACTGAATGCAGTGAGTATCATGGTTTGAAAAAGATGATATGTGAGGGATATCTGCCTGACCCTAAAGGGGGAAAGAAGCCCATTCATCCTTTAGAGCGGGACCGTTATCTGAGCATGTTTAAAGGACTTCCTGTTCTTCCTCGAACTGTCATTAAAGGTCGAGATCATTCAGCGACGCTAGAAGATAAGAAAACATCGCCTAAGAGTAGAGAAGACGTTCTAGGAGTAGGAACTCAACTGCACAACAACCTACTATCCTTGGGGATAGACGAGATTCCGGGATGCAGTTGTAAAGCCAAAGCCCGTCAAATGGATGAAATGGGGCCTAGATGGTGTGAGCAAAACAAGGGGGAATTAGCTGAGTGGTTGGCCGTCAGTGCTGATGAACGACTATCTACACTAATACCCTCAACGGGATTGATTCCCAAAAAGTTAAAACTTGGGACTATGAAGGCTGCGGCTACTATTGTTATCTCAAAGTCTATTTCAGATGTGCGAAAAGTTATTGCAGGACGTACCTCTGAAGACTTAGACGTTACTGTCTCTGTGACCACTGCTCCAAGAGAAGGGGCTTCGTTACTTCCACGTTGTTTGGCATCGCTGTTAAGGTCTGGATTTACGGACATTACTGTATATGCGGAGCCTACTTCAGACCTTTCAGGTGTAAATCTAATACCCGTGGTCATTCGTCCAGAGCGTCTAGGGGCGTGGCACAATTGGATGGCGACTCTGGAAGACTCACTAAAAAAGCCTGCTAACACTATCATGATCGTTCAAGACGATTGTGTATTTGCATCAGGAGTTTATGAATTCTTAAAAGCAACACTTTGGCCTTCTTATACATGTGCTGCTTTACAATTGTGTTGTTCTTCTTACTATAAGAAAGCGTTGCCCGGACTAACTAAGATGCCGGGAACAGGAATGCTAGGAGCGTGGGCAGTAGTAATGCACCGCTATCACGCACAGCAGATACTAGATTATGGTAAAGAGAATGGTTGGAGGGGACATCATAACAGAGTAGAGACTGACCCTATTAAGATGAAAGCAATTGACGATTACATTGGCCATGCTGTTAGGGAGTTAGGACAGGAATGCTATATCACTTATCCCTCTGTTGTTCTTCATGATGCAGAGATAAGTTCCTTGAATCATGGAAATAGCAAGGGCAAAACTAACAATAGGTCTACGCGGGGCTGGATAGGATTAGA